GCATTTTTGATGACCTGAAGTGCTTGGCATAAACCAACGGCGACAAGGATCTTTGCAAGATTTGTCCAAATTAGGAAGAATGCGAGCAAGTATTTTCCATACTACTAGGAATTCTTCTTGTGTCATTGGTCTATCGACAGGAAGAATGATTCGCAAACAATTCTTGTCTTCTACTGTCTTGTGTGAGAATGAACTGTACCCTACATACAACAACCCATCTAGTTGCTTGAATATGGTTGCAAGTTCATCATCAGTTATTTTATCAAAGTCTAGAACCATTGCATTCACGGTATCTACATTTGCTTTGATACAACGATCACTTGTATTGATCCAAGTTACAGGCACAAAGAGTGGTGCTTGTTGCTTGCTCTTTACTAGAACATGATCAAGGAAGTCTGATAGTTCGAAAGTTCTCACGGAATCGATACTATTTGTTTTTAGATTTCTTTGTGTAGAACCTGAAAATTGTACACTAAAGAAGTTTACTTTGTTGTCAGTGACGAGATTATGTGATATAATTATTGTAGACATGCTCTACTCCTATTTTTAGTTTTATTGCAAAAAGAAATTACCAGTTGCGTCAACAACTGGTTTTTTATTGATTATTGAGTTTATTGATCATTGTTGCCATTGGTGTTTCCGTCACCATTGGTGTTGTCCGTTTTTTGAGAGATGGTTATCTTATGAAGATTGTCAGCAAGCAACAAACCTATTGCATTGGTCAACAGATCTTTCATAGATAAGTTCTTTATTTTTGATAAAGATTTAAGTGCTTCGTACGCAGGTGCGTCGATTTGAAGTGGATATATTTTTGCTTTTTCCATAAGTGTCTTCCATTATATAGTAAAAAGTTAATGGTGGCAATTTGTATTACCACCAAGTGATAAAATATTTGGGGGCGTTATCCCCAATGCTCTTCTAGCGATTTCAAAGATCAAGTTTAACAGTAACACTGTCATACTTATATTATAGCCAGAATATAATAGAAATACAAATTATGATGAAAGATTTCTGAAAAAAAGATAAAATAGTCGGTAAAGAAAAATGTAACAGGTGGTTGTAACAGGTGTTACAACGTTAATGACCTGTTACAAAGTGTAACAGGTGGTCTAAAATTTTCCATGACCTGTTACACTACCTGTTACACTTTAGTGTTCTCTGCGATCCCCTATATATCTACACTCTAGAACACTGCAATCTTAATGTAACAGGTGTAACAGGTGTAACAGAAAATAAAAGAATTATTGTAAAAGGGTGTCAAAATAGATAGCAGAGATAGATAGAGCAGTATTGGCATACTTTGACAGGCTATAGAGAAAAGTTTTAGATTTTGAATGACACCTGTTACACTGTTACACTACCGACTGAATAATGGTAATTGGATCTTGCTCTCGCAACTTGGCAGGTATTTTCATTCTCTAGTAAAAACTACTTGCATTTTACTTGCATTTCTATTTATATTGTGGTATATATATGTAGGCTCGTTGGATAATGACCCTACTCCTTTTATATTTATAAGTTAATTGTTAGAAAAGAATTGTTATTGTTTTATTGATGGAAAAAGCACGAGATCACTCTTGTGCTTTTTTTCTTTTCTTGTAATCTTTCATATATTTGTTTCTATATTCTTTTCTTTCTTCTGCAGTTTCCCCTCTGCAATATGGTGTGCCAATATCTATATGTGGTACTAGGATCATAACTTCGTTTCCACACAGGCAATCAGTTGCCACACGAAAAGAATTCGCATAACCATTCTCACTGGGAATTTGTTTGGGTTTTCTTTTCAACCATATTCTATGTTCACACTTTGTACAGAACAATGACCACGCAGTCTTTGGAATAAACTTCATATATTTCAACCCCTTATTTGTATTCTATTTATTTATTGAATATAATATGACAAAGGTCATATCTACTATCACCGATAGTATATCATAATAAATCAGAAGTTGGAGTAGAAAATGAATATGATGATCGATTGGCAGAAGATTCTAGAAGATCTCGATAAAGAACACCCACCGATAGTGGATAACCACTACAGATACCTATATGTCGGAGATAGAGAATATATTTACGATGTAAATACAGAAGCATTTGAGCCTGAACCACAAGAAAAAGAAGAAGATAATACTGACTATAACGGAATCGCGGAAGAACTATTGTCCATACTGACACCACAAGAGAAGCAGTTGGTGCAATGGATACTATACGATGGCAAGACCTATGCGTTTTGTGGCAGACACTATGGGTGTACACGGCAGAATATTAGGTATCTATACAAGAGAGCGATGGCAAAGATGAAGAATCATTTTACAAAATGATACTAGTAGAACACTCTCTATTAGAGAACTCACGGAGCAATTATGGCAAACAAAAACCCAAAGTGCAATAGCAAGAAAGGTCAACACAATATAGGTCGCCCACCAAGTTCGCACAGGCTAATGATCAAGGCGATGGCAAACAGAGATATAAAAGAATTGTATTGGGCATTCCTAACACTATCTGTAAATGAAATTCGCAATGGTGGTGCGCTCACTACCTTTTCAGGTAATCACGTTGTGGCTATGCTAGACTCCTTGCAAAAACTGAATACTACACCTGAAGCAGAAGACAAGACACTGGAGTTGCAAGATTGGTTGCAAAATAAAAACAAGGTTTCCTAATGAAAAAGGAACACTTGCAAATGCTGAAGCAACTCTCTATTAGAGAGTTCATTGAACGCCTATCCATTGTAAACAAAGATGGGCAATTGCAAACATTGTCCTTGAACGAAGAACAGGAACAAATTCTAGAAGCACTAGAAACAGGCGATGACCTTTTGATCCTTAAATGCAGACAGATAGGATCGACAACCATAAACATTGCATACCTATTTGCACTTGCATATCTGTCAGAAGAACCTGTAACCTATGCAATCTTTTCCTATAAACTATCCAGTAGCAAGCATATCCTCAAGATGGCAAAGGCATTCTACAACGGACTCCCCAAGATCTTGCAAAGGGACATTGAAGTAGATAACTCAACAGAATTGTCATTCAAGAACGGTGGTAGAATTCTAGCAGTTGCTACTACACAGATGGGTGGCATTCGCTCGTTTACTGCAAGCAAGGTACTCATATCAGAATACGCATTTGCCGAAAACCCTGACGAACTCAAGGCAAGTGCATTCTCTGCGTGCAAAGGACAAATCGTCCTAGAGAGTACGGCAAACTACTACAACGATTGCTTGCACCAAGAGATCAGGAAATGGGAAACAAAGGAAACAAAATGGAAATATTTATTCTTTCCTTGGTTCTCGCATTCGGAGTATACAGAAGAAACAGAAGCAGAAGATTTGGATGACTATGAGAACTCTCTAGTAGAGAACTATGGTGTGAACTGCAATCAATTGCAGTGGCGAAGAATGAAAGTATCGCAACTCGGAAACACCCAATTTCTCCGTGAGTTTCCTGCTACGCAAGAGGAAGCATACCGTGTGGCAGGCAACACTTACTTCTCTTACCAAGATGTGCAGAATGTTGATGTGCATATATGCGACCGTGAGTTCATAACTTTCCAAGATGTAGTCAGGGATGACACCTATGCAATCGGAGTGGATGTTGGTGGTGGTGTTGGCAAGGACTATTCTGTTATTATTGTAATGAGTAAGAAGACAATGCAACCTGTACTAGTGTGGCGATCCAATGAAGTGAGTCCTGTGCAGTTGGCAGACTATATATATGAATTCTCGGAACAATACAACTCTGCACTCATACTGGTGGAAGCAAACAACTACGGTCTTGCAACCATATCCGAACTAGTCCATCAAGGTTGTCACAGACTATACAAGGACGCAGACGGAAAAGATTCTATTACTACAATGAAATCAAAACCCATCATCTTCGAACACCTGAAGAAGCAGATACAGAACGGTGTGATCCGTATGCTAGATAACATAACGCTTGCAGAACTACGCACGATACAAACAGACCAGCGTGGCAGAATAAAATTCTTGGACTCCACGAAAGAAGGACACAGTGATAGTGCTATGGCCTTGGCCCTTGCAACTTGGTGTTTGGAATCGGTACGGCTCAAGGAGTCTGCATATCTACCATCCTGGATCATCGCAAACAAAGCGAAACGCATAAACGAAAAGACGCAACAACAATACAGGAGATACTAAAATAAAATGACACCGCAAGAGTATGCACTGAAAATAATTGTGTACCGTATCTGGTCACAAAAGATGTATCGAGAAATCATCCAACGTATCAAAGAAATGATAAACGGCCAACACCAAGAGTACAAACAAAAGCATTTTCCACACCAAGACAAAGACTGGTTTGCACAAGTACTTTGGGAGCTTGGCGAGTAGCATTTTACAAATTTGTTATAGTAAAGAGGACATTTATGGCTAAGACAACAAAAGACATTATCCACCTGATACAGACGATTCTAAAAGAACACGAAGACTACTACGATCACTGCCGATCAGAGTTGAAGAAATATCGTGATGTATACGAGAATAGGTTTTGGAGTGAAAAGTGGAACGATGACGCAATGATCAGAGTAGAAACAAGTGACGCATATTCCTATATAGAGGGGTTCATTGCTTCTTTATTTAGCCGTAACCCTGCCGTAGTTGTTTCCAAAGATCCAGCAATGCCAAACGGCGAACCAACACTTGCACAAGAAATTGTAAATAGGTTCCTGTTCGACAAGCGTGACGCAATAGAAACTGCTTCTCGCTTGGCGTTAATCTATCCACAATCGTTCCTAAAGTTATCACCTACACAGAGTGAAGACATACTAGAAAGAGTTGATATAAGAGCAATTCCACCCTGGGAAATTATTGTTGATTTAGACGCAACTAGTTGGCAAACACAACGCTTTTGTGGTCATACATACTACCTAGATATTCCATCAGCAAAGGCGAAATTTGGGGATAAGAAGTTCAAACCGATCCCAAAGGTGGACTACTTTAATTCAGCTTCTAAGTACAAAGGTTACACTCCAGGCGAAAAAGAAAGTTTACCTGA